ATTGTTATTTTATCCATTACTTAATTATATATGTTGTTAAACCTAATGCAGTAACAAATATACTTGCTTTTTTCCAAATGTTTTTCTTTTTAGTTTCTTTTTCAACATTTGTTTTTAACTCCTGGATCTTTAACTTTTGCTTATCTACTATTTTATTTTGATACATTACAATAGAATCCATTTGACCTATTAAAGTATCTTGCCATTTTATAGTATAATCTTGTTGTTTAATTACTGAATCTTGAAAAGCTATTATTTTAACTGTGTCGTTGTTTTCTTTAGCGAACCTAACTGAATCTTTATAAATTAAAATAGTGTCCTTAAATCGTCTTATTTTAGTCTTAAATACAATCGTATCTTTATATAAAGTATCTAGTTTAGTTTCTAACCTAGAAATAACTCGTATATCTGTTGGAATAGTTGGTGTTTTTTGAATGAATAACCAAACAACTATTAATAATAACAACCCTATTAATATTCTTTCTAACTTCATTTATTAATCTTTTTACTGAATGAATCGGTTATTTTAGTACCTAATGCTACTGCTACCATTGTAGCAAATACATCGTATCTAAAGCCCTCTTTGTATAAGTCGTAAACAGTCATATAGATAACTAATAACCATGCACTAAACATTGTCAAAGAAGTACGAGAGTAACGTAATCTATCACCCTCGTATTTCATCAAAGTATCTTGAACTAATTGCTTAATTATATGCTTCACTTCTTTATCTCTTTAAATAGTTGTACAAAAGCATCTGCATTTGCTTTCATAGTTCTCTCAGCATGTCTAATAGTTCTAGATAGTTCTTCAAACTGTTTATTAAATTGCTCAAACTTCAAATCCATTATTCGCTCTAAATTCGCAATCTCACTAGGCACTTTATCTTCTATACTTTCGACTTTACCCTCCAACTTCACTACCTTATCATTCAATGCGTTTCTGTTTTCGTACAGTTCTCTAATATCTGACTTAACCGAATTGTGTTCACGTTTTAAGAAATAGCCAACTACCGCTGCTAATACACCACCTGATATTACATACTGTACTGCTTCCATTATACTAAAGGGTCTATTATAGGTGGATTAAAAACTGAAAGTGTTAAAGACTTTACCCATTGATAATCTACATTTGTACAATTATTTATTTCTTCTTCTGAAATTACCCAGTTATCATCTGCATCTTGAACTGGATTAAAATATTGAATACCATCATATTTTACACCTAAAATACTATCTTTTTCTGCTATTGTTAAAATTGCTATCATACTTGCCTACTTAATGTTGTTTGAAATACTTGTATTGCTGCATATAAATTATTTACATCTGTTGTTGTTAATGATGAACCCATGTAAGCCAAAGACAATTCCCTATTAGAAAAACCAACACTTGTTGTCTTTGTGCTTAATAATAGGTTTCCTGCACCACCAACACTACTAGTAGATGACACAAAACTTTTAAGACTAGTTGAATTTTTGTAGATATAAGTGTTTGTTCCATCTGAAAATTGAGTGAAAAAACCCTGCGAATTTGTTACAGTTATTGAACTTTCAGGTGCTACAAATTTGAAGTAACCTGTGCTACCTGACAATATAGTATAAAAATATATATTTGTTGAAATACTATCTCCTATATCACTTAAAACACCAACACTATTAGTTCTACTATAATAACCTAACGACATATTATTATATGCAGAAAATTCTGTGTTATTGTTGAATCCAGTATTAGCATAAGCGTTTGTTCCATTCGGCAACGCTCCTGTGCTAGAGTGAGTCCAACCACCGTTGAAAGTTAGTTGATAATTAGACGTGTTAATAAGATTGTAACTGTGAGAAGTTGAATTTCCACCAACGAATGGATATAGTGCTTTAATTTTACTCCAAATAGAATAACCTTTTAAATCTAATACTAATTGATTTATCGCACTTTGTTGCGTTGGGTCTGTTATACTTGCAGTAGTTATAAATGCTTGTGCATCTGCATCTAATGCTGAACTAGCCTTTAATATATAAGGATTGATTAAAAACATATTACGCTCTATTACCTATTAATGTAACTTTTAAACCTGCTTCTGTTGCACCACCTGAAATAGCGTCTATATCTATTGTAATCTCGCTATCATCGGCAAGTGAAGAATCACTTATTACCGCTGGAGTCGCTGCTGTTGTACTTGTCTTTTCAGTTGCGTCAATAGTCAACAAAGTAGATAAGATTGAAGTACCACCCTCGTTAATGTCTATTGTTGTAGTTCCTGAAGTTGTACCTGCAGTAGTTAATGATGCTCTTACTTCTGTTACAGTCATAGCAAAAGGCATTCTGAATGTTAACTTTGCCGTTCCTGTTGTTAAAACAGTTGTTTCATCTGATACAGCCAACTGAATTACCTCTCTTTGAAGTTCAGCACCTGTTACATACTTTGTATCATATGTTGAACCATTATAGTCTGCAATAGGTATTAAATCTGTTACTTCTATACTTGCACTCTTTGCTGTTAATTGACTTATTTTTTTTGTTGCCATTATTTATTGTTTATCGTTCATATTCTGTTTGTCCAAACCAGCTATTATCGTAGGCTAATCCCCAACCTCCCCAACTAATACTAAGTTCTTCTGTTATTGATGTTTCTTCATCTTCGGTAAGTAATAAAAAACTACCATCTTCAGTAATTAAGTTGTCACCATCGTCGGATTGTTTTCCCCAACCTACTGTGTTAAATACTCCTTTTCCCCACTCGCTCATTTTGTTTCTTTAAGTAGATTTGTAATTTCTTAATATTCTCTTCTTTAACTTTATATTTGTTTTTCATAAATACCAGTTTGTGATTTGACCATTTCCATTATTAGGAAAAATATCGTTATTCGTGTTACTATTATATTCAGGAAATGAACTTTGATTATACACCATGTAATCAACAAATCTTTGAGAATAATTCTCTGCTAATGACCTAGACTTTTGAATTAAAAAATCAACTTCATTTTTTTCAATAGTTTCTACATTTTCAGCACTCATTTTGTAAATACCTTTATTCGTTACGTTATACGCTGCAAACGGTAAGTATTCAACCATTGTCCAATGAACTAACATAGGTACAACATACGTTTCTAATAGTGTCAAATATACCCCTGAAATAGTACCTGCTTCAACATCTGTTTTTAACTTATTGAATAAATCAGTACCTAAATACGATTGTATGTGAATGTCTTGTGCAATTTTAACGAATTGCAATATTTTATCAACATCTAGGTTACCGTCAATAAACGTAAACCTTTTAATGTCTTTTGTTTGTATTAATAGTGCTTCTGCCATCTTTATTTTGCGTCTGAAGGTAAATTATTGTTATTAGGATGAAAGCCTTTGTTAGGTAAATTATTTTTAGGCACTCTTACTTGGTAAGGATTAGTAACCTTAAAACCTTTAATTTCAGCAGCCCTAGTTCCTACTTGCTTTGCGTTTGGACTTGTAACATCAACATCACCACCCTCTACACTAGCAAAAGTTAATCTTTTAAAGTAATGTTTGCATCGTGGACCGCCACCGAAAAGAAACACATTATAAGGCTCATTATTATGTTCAAAACCCGGATTAACTGCTTTACTATTCATATTCTCTAAATCCTCTCTTCTGTATATTTTTTTAGCTTTCATCATAGCCTTACAAAAATCACGTTCAGGATTTGGATTCCCTGCATATTGGTATCTAACTTTCCATTTCACACCTTTAATAGTTTTATCTTGAAAACTTTTCGCTCTTGGTCTTGCTGTACCTGTACTTACAAAATTAAATATTTTAGATAACAAAGTTTCATCAGTTTTTTCTAACTGCATATCTAATTCATCTAATTCTTCATATGTCACATCTCTTTCATCTACTAAAACCCAACCCTCTGGAATATCCTCACCTATCTCATTTAAGTAAGATTCTAAATCAAACTCTTTGCTTAATGCTACATCTTTTTGATTTTCATCTTTAACTCCATTATTGTTGAACTCTAAAGGCTTTAACGTTTGAAAGTATAATTTTAAACTAATTTGATTGTATGCTAAAATCTTATCAATTGCATCTATTAATAATTCTTGCATAGGTCGAATTACCATATTATCAAATAAGATAAAACTGTTTTTAAGTTCATCTGCGTTACTTGAAAATCCATTTGTTGAAGCAATACCAAATAATAAAGGTGAAGTAACGTTATGACCTAACATAATTTTTCTTAAACATTCTTCGCTTAAATATTGGTACTGGTCTGCTGCATCATTTAATGGAATATCTTCAACAGTAGTAGAATTATCTTTATTGTCGTTAAAAGAAACAATTAACTTGTTTCCTTTACTTCCTGTTAACTTATTTACAACATTTGAGTAGATTTCTGCTTGTTGTTCAGGTGTACCCGCACCATTATTAAAGTTAATAATTTTTTGCGCCGAAAATCCCGTTTGAACTAAATTAATTAAATAGTCGCTAATTTCTTCCTCTAATTTTGCATAAGGTAAAGCACCCAAATAATCAATATTAGAAAAGTACTTCATACCAACCGAATATGGCTGAACATATAGTATTTCTATTTCGCTTGAACCAAAACCAAAAGCATCTAATCTTTTAGGTACAAATTTCTTAATATCGCTCCAGTCATCAGAATAATAATAACCCTCAATCTCGCCATCTTTATTACATTTCTCAGGTCTTAATAAATGTACTGGAATGTGAAAGAACTTTTTAATAGTTTTTCTATCTTTTGAGTAGTGAACTTGGATAGCACATTGTCCTAACATCTTTAACTCAAGTATCATTTTTCTAATGTCGTCTTTAGAAAACATTGATACAAATTGCGCGTATTCGTTAGGCTTTTTATTGTCATCTAATGCGCCAATTCCATAACCGTAAACAAGTCTAGTTATATTATTTATAATAGCATTATTAGTCGTTGAATTTCTATACCTATCAATTAAAAATTCAAAGTAATTATTATCATCTCCATAATTTACCCATTCATTACGCTTATCCTCTTTAATTTCAGGTGCTGTATATGTAGAAAGTTCTATTAATCTAATGTTGCTCATATGTAAATAAATTCGCTTGTTGTATTTTTACTTCTATACTCATTGTCATTAAGTGAGTAAGTAGTTTGATTAGTACAAAAGATTTTACCAAAGTGTTTAACCGTAATAGTAGCATTTGAACCAGTTAAATCAATAGTGTCATTTGTAGAAGTTAAAATATTAGTGTAATCGTTCGCTTGTAGTACACTAGAAGTGTTATTAGTACAAATTTTAAACGTATAATTGTAATTCTCTGTTAGCGTAAATAAAGCACCTATTTGAGTGTAATAAGAACTTACATCTACGCTATCAATAGTAATTACCTCACTTGTATTTTTATCTTCGCAGTATAGCAAAATAATGTCCGAAGTCGTAACAGTTGACCTTGTCGTAAACTTTAAATATTGCGTACTTGTTGATGTTGTTAATACATTCATACTAATTAACTGATTTTTTACTTTTTGTTACATAAAAAAAGGTAGACTAAACTAATAGCCTACCTCTTCAAGGTTTATTTATTACTTACTATGAAGCTACAATAGTCGCATCTACTGCTGAAGTAGCAAATAATGTCGCTAATTCTGCTTCAGTTGTACAATCCAAAAAGTTAGCTGGAATTCTTTCCTCACCAACGAAAGTTAATTGATAACCGTTAAAATCTGCTAATGCCGAACCGTTATTAATGTTACCTGTTGTAAGGTCTAAACCTCTTTCTAAACCTGCTAAAAAGTATTGCCCTGCGTTATTCTCAACTACTACGTGAGGACGTCCATATGCCAATAATTTAACATTTTTTGTAGTAGCAACATCTTGCTTTTTCAACTGAACCGCTAAAGTTTGTTGAACAAATGTAGTACCGTTATCTCTTGAAGATGTCACAACCTGGTCAAAAGTGTTTGCACCTTTTAACTCAAATTTGTAAAGTGAAGCAATACCACTTACTGCTGTGATTAAATCTGTATCAGTTACATCATATGTAACGTTAGCCGTATCAATACCGTAATTGATAAAGTAGATGTTTTTTAACCCTCCTACCGTATCTTTACAAGTTTCCGCACGACCGTTTGCAATTAAACAACTCATTTTCTTTTAATTTTAAATGTTATATAAAAAAAGGTGGCGTTTATTGCACCACCTTTCAAATTATTTATACTAATTTCTAGTTAGCAGAGTTAGTGATTCCGTATGTAACTATATCTTCAACGTTAGCGTATTGAACACCTGCAGTCATTCTCATGATTACGTTTACGTTTTTAGAACCTGTGATTTCTGCTTGGTCAATCAATCTTACATCGTTATGGTCTGAAAGTAAACCAGTACCGAAGTATAAGTTAGATTTTTGAGCAGCTAACATTTGGTTAGCAGTTAAACCGTTAGCAACTACTAATGGAATACCGTCAAACAATAAGTTTCCTAATGCTTGGTTGTTTCCTTTACTGTCAAAACCTGCACTTCCTACGCCATTAGCTCCGAAACCTCCAAGTGCTCTTACATATAATTTATAAGCATTTTGAGAAACATAGATATATAAATCTTCTTTACCGTATACCGCTGATGGAATTGCATCAACTACTTTTCCTAATTCTGTAATAATGTTTGCAGCTGTTAATCCACCTGATACTAAAGCAACTTCTTGAGCTGCTGGTAAATCTGCATCAGTTGTTAACAAAGTCATAAAACCATCAAATGCTCCTGAAGTTCCTGCTGCACCATTCCAAATAGAAGACTCGTTAGATGCTGCTACTTTATCAGACATATAAGCTAATAAGTAATCTGCAAATGATTTTGGTAATACATCGTGAG